ATATTGCTTTGACTGTCATAGACTGTGATAGACGGGACATTCGTTCCACCTATGACCAGACGTCCGTCAAGGGTCCACGCTTGCGTATATGGTCCGTTCACGCCATTTGATGAAAACCCGATCCCGTTTTCGTTTATTCGAAGGACGTTGTGTGCGGTCGCCGTGTCGTTCGTATCAAGAAACAGAAGTTCCTTCCACGTTCCGTCTGTGTTCTTTACCGCTACAACATACCCGCCCGAATTCGTCAGCCACGCCGTCGCGTTGTCGATCTCGTCCCCGATCTTCCCGAACTTCGACGCGATTTCTGTCTGTGTGCTTGCGTTCTGGTCGTTTATCGTCGTCGCCAGACTGGACCGAAGCGAACCGATTTCAAGTGATTCGTATTTTTCGCCCAGAACGTCATAGACTGTCTTCACGATCTTCGCCGTTGTCGTGATTCCGTACTTTTCGAACTGGACGTTTATCACGTCGCACAGATTGACAGACTGCAACGGCGCCACGTCTTTATATTCTTCCGTGTCCGCAAGGTTTATGAACGACAGCTTGATTGATACCACGGGGACGCCGATTCCTGTGACATAGGCTTGCGCCTTCGTTCGAAGCTGCGCTTCTGTCGGTTGTTCTTCGAAGTCGTCGGAAAAGTCCACGGGAACAGTTCTTTTGAACGGATAGTCTGAAGCGTGTGACGAATTGACGACCTTTTCGGGAAGGGTCACAAGGTGTCCTTCATTGTCTGCCCAGAACGGGACGATTCCCGTGATAGTGTTCGCGATATTTTCTTCTTGATTCAGGTCTGTTATGTTCTTACCATAACGAAGGGTCACAGTCGGGGTCGTGACGCCCCTGTTTTCGTGAAGCGTGACTGAATAGTTGTCCCACTCATATTCACCGCCGAACTGATCCAGAACGGAACCCTGAACGCCACCCAGTCTTGACCTGATCGACGCCGGTGTCGTCTGACTGTATGAAGCGACAGTTGTCACGTCAGTCGTAAACGTGAACGGACACGCTTCGACTGCGTTTGAAACCAGTTCGTCAAGGGTATCTTCGCAAGCATGAGCCGAAGCAACGACCGAAAAAGGCATTGTCGGGATAAGCGACAGTTGATACGATATGTGGTTCGCGTACACTTTGAACACGCCGTTCAAGGGTTTCGTGATACGATACACCCTGAACGCCTGAAGACCTGAACCCTGTGACGCCCTTGCAACTATGATCGAAGTCATTTCGATTTGATTTGCATGAAGGGCGCTTTCTGCGATAGTCATTTCAAGTTCGAACTGTCCGTTTCGTTCTTCCGTGACCTTACAGTCATGACAGTCAAGTCTTCCCAGTCCGTTCGTTGTGAAGTTTGTCGCGTCTGACGCAAAAAGAATCGGTTTCATAATATCCACCAACGGGGTTTTATAACGACTTTTGTCGCAGTGAATGAGATAGAGTTGTCACCGCTGTCAAGTTTGAAGAATTCCCCGTCGTTCAATGTGATCGTGTTGTTCTTTGATACGTTCAAGGTGTCCTTGTAGGCTTCCTGAAGGTCGCAGTCTATATCGGTATAGGTATCGGACCCGCTTATCGTGATAGTGATTCCGTTTATTGTGACAGTTCCGTCGCCGTATACCCTGACAAGCGGAAGCGCGACCTGATCCGTGTCGTTTCGAATCGCGCCCGCAGAAGTGAATTCATAGTCCTGTTCGCCCCTTTTTAAGAACCTTTGCGGATAACAGTCAAAAGTCAGGTTGAATTCACCCGCGACAAGGTCTGCGACTACGTCCGCATTGAAGGACCCCGAAAACTTCGCAAGTCTATATTCGTCTGGGTGATATGTGTCTTCTAACCTTGTATATGACTTCTTCGACAGAAGGAAGTTCCTGAAGGCCGCGACATTCTCTTTGAATCCGTCATATATGAATGCGGGATATACGACAGACACGTTTCTATATCTGCCGTTGTCGATTGTCAGGTCGCCATTCCTTCCCACGACTTCGACTTTCGTCTGATCGCGTTCAGCTGCGCCGAATGTATTAAGTCCCGATATATAAACACCGAAGTCCTTCGAAGACTTCCCGTCCAGTGTGAACCAATTCCTCATTATGCGAACGCCCTTTCAGTTCGTTGAAGTTCCATGTCAAGGTAGAACGATATTTCCTGTGCCAGTTCTTGCGGGTCTTTGTCCGTTCCGTTTATGGTGAACTGGTTATTGATAACAGTTTCGCCGCCCTTCGCCTGTGCGATCATCTGCATAAGTTTATTTGTTCCGACTATCATTTCGGAACCGGCTTCGCCACCGCCCAGAAGGTTCCCGTTCATGGCGCCGAATATCGTCGCCCCGTCCAACATATACGGGTTATTCATGGCCTTTTTGTACCAGTCCACGTTGATATGCGGAACAGAAGGCGGGTTCAGCGAAAGACTTCCACTTATTGAGAAATGTGGCATTCTGATATGTGGGAATGACAGTTCCCCGCTTAAAAGTCCGCGAATATAATTGATCGCGTTCGACACGACCTGTTTTGCGCCTTCGAAGACGGAAGTGAACGTGTTCTTGATCTGATTCAGTTTCGAACTGACCGCGTTCAGCGCTTCGCCCAGTTTTCCGCCCGTCAGGTTGTTGATCTGTTCGAAGCCGGCCTTCCATAGATTGACATAACCTTCGACCGCAGTTTTCAGAACACCTTTGATTCCGCCCCCGTTCTGTTCGACTTTGTTTTTGATCGCGTCCATGGCGTTCGACGCGTTCTGTTTCATGTTGTTCCATGAATCGGACACGTTCTGCTTCATGTTGTTCCATGATTCGGTCACTTTATCCTTTACACGGCCCGCCCACGCGCAGATTTCGTCCCAGTTCTTATAAAGCGCGACACCTATCGCAATCAGTCCGCCTATGACTGCGACAACTGCAACGACCGGCGCTGATATTGCCCCGATAGCCGCCACAAGTGCGCTTCCGATTGAAATGATAGACGATATACCCGAAACGACTTTACCTATGACCACAAGGACAGGGCCGACAGCTGCGACGATCCCCGCGGCCTTGATAATCATTTGTTGTGTTTCAGGCGATAAGCCTTCCCACGCTTCCTTGACCTTCGTGATGATTTCGCCGACCTGACGTATGACAGGTATCACCATTTGAAGAAGTGTCCCGCCCACGTCAGCTCCAACGACCTTCAATTCGTTCATTGTGGTCTTGAAGTTGTCAGTCGGGTCAAGTGTTGCTTCGAAGGTATCTGCGACAGAATTTCCCGCGTCAGTCATGGCTGTCGCAAGGTCAACGAAGTTGATAGTTCCGTCTTTTACTGCGCCGTATATCTGGTCGCCGGACTTGCCGAAAATGTCATAAGCCGCCGTCAGGCCGTCCATGGAATCGGTTCCGTTCAGAATCGTGTTCTGAAGGTCTGCGAGTGCCTGATCCAGTGGAATGCCTTCAGCGGTCGCGTTCTTCAATGCTTTTCGCATTCCGTTCAAGACTGTTTCGGAATTAGCGCCGGACACTTCCAACTGTCCCATAAATGCGACAGCTTCGTCGATTCCCAGTCCCATTTCCTTGAATGCGGTCGCATTTGATACGATACCCGCTTCAAGTGAATCGACTGACGCGCCTGTGTCCTGCGCGGTCTTATTCAGGCGGTCAAGAAATGCGCCTGCGTCTTCTGCCCCCAGTCCATACGCGGACAGGGCCTTCTGTACTGAATCTATTGAATTTGAAACGTCGGTATTATTTAACTGTGCGAACTTGATGAACTGACCCGACAGGTCTTCAAGTGCGTCACCTGTCACGCCGAATCGGGTCCTGACTTCGCCGATTGCTTCGCCTGCTGTTGCGAAGTCTGTCGGAATAGAAGTCGCCAGATTCTTCATGATTTCGCCCATGGCTTCAGCTTCTTCACCCGTCGCGCCGGTCTTCTGGGTGATAGTGTCAAGACCTTCGTCGACTTCGTTGAATGCCTTCACGGAAGCAGCGCCCACAGCGACGATCGGGGCCGTCAGGTTCTTCGACAGGGAAGTCCCTACCTTCTGAAGCGACTGTCCGACCGCGTCGACCTTTTTGGCGACTGCGTCCATACCCTTGACGACTTTACTGGTATCGGCGTCAAGTTCGATTGTGATTCCCGCGATTTTTTTTGTTGCCATATATCAAAACCTATCGAAGTCGGCCTGTGTTGCCACTTGCTTATATTCACAGTGGTCATTTTCCGCTTCTGTCAGAATGTCCAAAACTAAACCATAAGACAATGAATTCAGGTCAGACAGTTGAAGTCCGACCTGAATACACCGCAATATATACAAGGGGGTCGTCAATTTTCTTTCAGTTGGTCGTTGTCGTTTTTTTTAGCTTCGACTTCTGTTTCCGAATCCCCGAAGTACACAGAAAATATTTCTTCTGTCGCGTTTATGAAGTCCATGGGGTCAAACAGTTCAAGCCATTCGATCATTTTGGCTTCGTTTAGTTTGCTCATGTCTGCTTTTTCCGCGCTCTTTGCCATTATGAACGCCAGTTCCGGCGCAACTTCCGAAGCGACCTTCATGTCAATCCCTTCGGGTGAAGTCCCTTCTGATACAATGGTCAGAAGGTCCTTCCCGAATATATTTCTGAATCTGATCGGTGTCGCTGCGTTTGCCTGAAGTGCGACGTCTTTTGTGCCAATTTTGACAACCTTTTCCATGTTTCCCCCTTATGTCGGAACATATACAGAACTGAACCATGTCGCGTAGGGTGTATCGCTTTCAAGCGCCCTTGCCTTCACGATCTCTGTCGACAGTGTGGCGTCATAAATGCTGCCAACTGTAATTGACAGTGTTTCAGTCTGGGGTTCGATAGTTTCGTCAGTAGTTGCGCCGGATACGGAAGGGCGGGACGCAGAACACTTATACAGAACGTGTCTGGTGTTCTTCTCGTCGCCTTCGAACTGGAACAGTAAAGCGAAGTAAACTGTCGGCGCGTCCTTATCCTCTACAAGTACGCCCGCGGTGTCTGCCTGATATCCCAGAACGTCAGTGTAGAACGAATCGGGTATCAGTGCGGATTCGAAGTCGCCTTCATATCCGTTGTTTGACTGTCCTATCCAGTAGTCGATATTATCCGCGCGGAATTTTGTCACGTCACCCTGTGCGTCAAGTGAAAGATTCACGGCGCCCTTCCATGCAACGGGTGTCCCATATGTGGCCTTGTTGTCGGCGTCTATCGTTGCAACTGCATAATAGACATTTTTAAGGCCGTATTTAACTTTGTTAGCCATGGCTTTATTTCCTTTCTTAATTTTGTTCAGGTGTCAGAACGATTTCCATATCATAGGCGGTCTGCCATATTCTTTCGGATTCAATGAAACTTTGTTCTTTGTAGAAAGTCAGGCCCGCGTCGTTCAGAATCGTTTCGATAGTTTCTTCCGTGTCGAAGTCTACTTCCGACGAATAGAATTCGATTGACAGACTGTCTATTCGCTGATAGTTCGTCTGATCTGCATACAAGTCGTTTGACGTTGAAAAAAAGAACACAACAAAAGGCGGGGCCTGTGCTGTGTCTTCATCAAATTGATAATATGCGTAAGGAAGGCCGATTGAATCGACCATTTGTGCGACTTCTTTTCGTGTCATAGCTTCGATACAACCTCTTTTTCGAATTCTTCGACAAGTTTTTCTTCCACGGGCGCGATATGTTCACGACCCTGAACCCTTCCGACTGTCCTTCCGCCCCGCACAAGGGCGTGACCATGTTCAAGAAGGTGTGGAAGTCCCGCGTGTTTGTTATGGATAACCGCTGACGTATAGTTCGGGTGTTTGACTTCCGTGACTGTCCAACCCTTCGCATAATCGCCGGTCCCGCCGAACTTTGCCTTCGATTCGTTTCTCAAGACCTGTGCGCCCTTCTGGGCGACCTTCTTTCGGATCGCGTCAATGTTCTCGTTGATCTCGTCGTTATACTTCGACAGAATCTTTTCGATTTCTGCCCCCAGTTTGTCAGGTGTCACTTTCGCCATTTGTCCCGCCTTTACGTTCGACATATAATTCAAGTCGATCGTTTCGTGTCAGATACGTCCGATATACGGCGTATCGGTTGCCTTTATATATGACGATAGGTTCGTTTGAATAGTCACCGAAGAAAACTGTGAATCTGAATTCGGGGTTCAGGCCGTTCCGTCCGGCTTCAAAGAATTCGGACTGTGTAACAGAATCGACCTGACAATATACTTTTTTCGTCGTTTCCGACGTCCGCCAGATTCCGTATTCGTCTTGTGTCTTTGTGACAGTCACAAGTTCAATCACGTCTGATCTGTCCATATCGTGTACCCCGTAGACATTGACAGTTGCGCCTTCTGTTCGTCATAACTTGCCTTTAACCTGTCGTATTCGTCAGGTTCGCCGAAGTGAAGTTTGCAATAGGTGATGATCGCGATTTCGCATATTGCGTCAAGCGTCGAAGGAAGTTCCACGCCCGCGATACCTAAATCAATCTTCGCAGCTGCGATCAGGCCTTCAAGTTCTGAATCGAACGAGTTAGTCGTTATTCGAAGCGCCAGTTTTACCTTCTGTAACATTCTTTTTACCCTTCTTCCCCGTCTTCGGAACGGGTTTTGATTCGTCTGTCTTCGCAGTGACAGGCGCGGTCACTAAACCGCGCCCGATAAGGTCTTTCGCCCTTGTATCATCAACGTCGATCATGGTCCCCGCTTTGTGGGTGATCCATGTCTTGTTTTTGTCTGCGAAGTCTTT